CTTGGCGACCAGCATCGCCAAGGTAAACGATCAGTTGTACTTCATGCAGCAGCGGCTAGACCAGTCGGCTCGCAGCATTACCCTCATGAGCAACGCAGCGGCAGCCCTTGGCGGCGATGCAGCTGCTATGCAAAACACGATGAAGGGGCTGAATCAGTCCATTCAGCAACTGGTGGTCATGGGCGATGCATCCGCCCTGCCGTTCTTCAACGCGCTGGGCGTGGGCGTTACCGACGCACACGGCAAAGTGCGCGACATGAACGCCATCATGTTGGATATGGCCGAGTCGTTCGGCAGCATGGACAAGCGCCAGGGTTACGCGCTTGCGTCCGCCATGGGTATCGACGACGACACGGCGAACGCGCTTATGCAAGGCCGTGAAGCCATGCAGGCCATGATTGACGCGCAGGCCACGCTTAGTACCAGCACACAGCAGGAGCTAGCCGCCAGCCGCGAGCTGCGCCGGCAGCAGACGCTGCTTGGTGCGCACTGGGAAGGCATCAAGACAATCCTTGGTAACGCCATCGTGCCGCTGCTACTCAAGGTTACACAGGGGGCGCAGCGCTTTGTGGACTACCTGATGCGCAACGAACGTGCCGTTAAGCGCGTGTTTGAAGGTATAGCCTATGCCGCCGGTGCGCTGCTGGTGGTGGCGTTTGGTAAGGCCACGCTTGCCGCACTGGCGCTGCTGGCACCGTTCGCCCCGCTGATCGCCGCCGTTACGTTGCTGTCCGCTGGATTCTTGCTGCTTTATGACGACTACAAAACCTGGGCCGAGGGCGGCAAATCGCTGTTCGACTGGGAGGCATTCCAGGCGTACATAGACGGCACTGAACTGTCGGTCGATAACCTGGCCAACGGGTTCGTTCGCCTTCTCACTGGATACAACAGTTGGGAGGAAGCGCTAGGCGCATTCCGTAAATGGCTGGAGCTAAAAGGCTTCCTCGATAACGGCAAGCTGTCCGTGGATTCACTGGCTGAAGGCTTCCGCAACCTGGGCCGCGACATGCTGGAGTCGATGCCGGTATTGCAGGCCATTATTAGCGCCATGAGCAAGATCGCATCGGGCGACATTAGCGGCGCTCTGAGCGATCTTGCAAGCATCCCTAAGGCCGCATTCAAAAACGCCGCAGGGCTGCTTGGCGGCGCTGTCGAGCACGTTGCGGGCGCAGTTGACACGTCAATGGGGCAAGACCCGTCGAAGGGCGGCACGCTGTCGGGATTGGTTCGCGGCGTGCGCGATGCAGTGGGCGGTTTTTTCGGTGGCGATTCAGAAGGCACCGATATCGACGCCATGCTGGCCGCTCAGGACAGGAAGTATGGCTGGCCAGATGGTCTGGCTAAAGCCGTCTGGATGCAGGAAACGGGCGGGCGGAAAGACTTCATCGACAACCCGGCAAAGTACCACTACGAAAAGAATGCAGAAGGCAAGCGCATCGCACCGCATACCGGCAAGATTTCGACCGCGTTTGGCCCGTTCGGCATTCTGGAGTCCACTGCGCGCGATCCTGGCTATGGCGTCACGCCGCTGCAAAACAAGTCGCTAGAGGAGCAGATTCGGTTCGCTTTCGAGTACCTGGCCGCAATGGAGCGCGAGGCAGGCAGTCTGGCAGGTGGGCTGGGCAGATATGGCGAGGGCAGCGGATACGCTAAGAAGGTCGAAAAGCGTCTTGAGGAAGTGCAGACGACAAAAGCGCCTGCTGTTAAAGAAAGCGCGCGCGCCGAGGTAGTAGAACGCAAGAATGCACCTGCACCGGCGCCTGCGGGTATAACTGTCACTGTTGATCTGAAAGAAAAGAATCAGCAGCCGGAAACGCCAGAGCCGCGCGAAAGTTTTAACTTGCTCCGATACCTGTCCGATCTCACCAAGATCACGCAGCCAAAAGATCAAACTTCTAACAATGAAGCGCGAAACTTTACGCGCGGCGCTTCGGTGTCTGCCGGCAGTCGCCAGAATGTCACGGAAGTTCGCAATGAAACCAAGGTAGATATCCATGAGCTGAATGTGCACACCACTGCTGCTACACTGCCGGCTATTACAACTGAGGCACTTGGAACAGCTATGGACAAAAGCGCAAACATGCTTAACCAGACGGCGAGCGGCTTATGATTCCGGGCATGCCCAATATCCCTGACTTGCCAGCCGGCCCAGGTGGCATTGTTCAGGAAGGTCTTAACTCGCTGATCAGCTTTGGCGGCGCGTTCGCTATCGGCCTGATCTTTGGTGACCGCTGGGGCATCTTTAATGAGTTCGGCATTCCCGTACTGCTGGCGGATAACGTCACGTCTGTGGAGTTCCAGAACACGGCCAATGTTGCCAATGCGCCGCTCGAGAAAGGTACGTTCACCAGCTACAACAAAGTTCAAGACCCGTACACGGCCACCGTGCAGATGACCAAGGGCAGCGGCGGCACGCTTGAGCGCGGCGCGTTCATCGCCCAGCTTGAAGCGCTGTCCCGCTCTACCCTGCTGTTTAACGTGCTGACGCCTGAATACGTCCATCGAAACGCCGCCATCACTGGATTCGGCTACCGTCGCCTGCCGAACGAAGGCAACAGAATCATCGTTGCCAACATCGAGCTGAAAGAGGTTCGAGAGGTGCGGGTGCAATACGAGCAGGAAGACGTGGCCAACCCCGAAGACGCCAATACAACTGATGCCGGCGAAGTCGAGAACGAGCCTGGCGAGTCTATTCTAAGCCAGGGCGCTCGCGCGGCGGGTGAAATTGCTACAGGTCTGCGTGATAAGGGGCTTGAGTTTTTGGACGCTGTGGAGTCTGCTCTAGGCGATATAGAGGTGCAATTTTGATCGAAGTTATCCCGCTGCGCGCCGTTCCAAAACAGTCGCTAATCGCTAGACCGGGCGGTCAGGTGTACGCAATCGATATTGTGACACGTCGCGGCAGGCTGTATATCACCGTCCGCGTGAATGGCGAGACTATCGCCCGCAATCGCTCCCTGCTGTCGTTTGCGCCCATTGAGGGTGACTTGTTGCTGGTGGATAACGACGGCAACAGCGATCCCAACTGGCAGCAACTCGGGCAGCGCTTCCTGCTGACATACTGGCCGCAATCAGATGAATAAGAAAGTCATCCGCGCCACGATCACGCTAGTTGGCGATACGTTCGATGAAAGCGGCACAAACGTATTGACCGCCGAAGGGCTGCGCGTCTCTACCGTCGTGCGTTTCGGCGGCGGCGCCATCATGCCGAGCGCTGAGGTCACGATTTACGGACTGTCGCTATCGACTATGCACAAGCTCATGCGTATCCGCTGGCAAGACCTGAACAGCATGCTCAACCGCATTCGCATCGAAGCGGGCGAGCAGGGGCAGCCGTTGACGCATGTGTTCGAAGGCAACATTACGTTCGCGTATATCGACACCAGCAACGCGCCTGAGATTGCGCTGCGCATCTCGAGCATGGCGGGGATTTTGGAGGCGTACCGCCCAGCCACCCCGCTGGCATTGCCAGGCGACACGCCAGTGGTGCAGGCCATCGCTGATATATGCGAGCGCATGGGCTACATATTTGAGAACAACGGCGTGCCTGAGTCACTGACAATGCAGAATGTGACAATGGGGGACACCGACATGAACAAGATTCGCAAGCTGTGCAGGGATTACCAGATTGACCTGTACGTCGAGCATGGGTTGATCGCCATCGCCCCCCAGGGCGCGCCGAGGGCGCTGCGCATCCCGGTTCTTACGCCAAAAACCGGTTTGCTTGGCTACCCTGTTCCGACCATCCAGGGCGTTGACGTGCGCTGCCTGTGGGATCCAATGATCCGGTTCGGCGGGATCATCCGAATCGCTGATTCGCTGATGGAAACCACTAACGGCGACTGGCGTGCGTTCGGTGTGACTACCACGCTAGAGTCGGAGATTCCAGGCGGCGCATGGTTCATGGATATTCAAGCAACTTTCAGAGGTGCAAACGATGCCGCCATCAGCAGAGCGTAGGCCGTTTACGCCCGAGCAGTCCGTGCCTGGGCCGATGCAACAGGAAGCTATTATTGGCCGGCTGATTGGCCGCGTGTTCACGCATACAGTTGTCCGCGTGGTCGCTGTTGAGCCAGGCGCTACCGGTCCGGTTGGTTTTGTGGATGTGGTAGACCTAGTGCAGCAACTGGATGCCAGCAATAACGGTATCCCGAATCAGACACTGTACAAGTTGCCCTATTTCAGATTGCAGGGTGGCCATAACGCCATAATCATCGACCCGAAAGTTGGCGACATAGGTATGGCATCTTTCGCCATGCGCGACATAACCAACGTGAAGAAAGACAAGGTAGAAGGGCCGCCACCGTCGCGCCGTGAGTACGATGTTTCTGACGGCCTATACATCGGCGGCTTCCTAAACGGCGCGCCGACGCAGTTCATCGAGTTCCTAGAGTCGGGCATTAACATCACTTCGACCGGAACCGTTACAGTCAATGGCACGCTGTTGCAGGTGAACTGTCCTATTGTTTCGACTGGCGACATTACCGACCACACGGGTAGCATGCAGACTATGCGCGACCAGTATAATGAGCATGCTGGCCACTACTCGCCAGCCAACACTACGCCGGACGTGCCAATGTCATGAGTACGACACTATTTCTACGACCAGATACTTGGGACCTGACGCTAGACGCAAACGGCAACATCGCCGTGGCCACTGATATCTATCAGCAGGCGCAAGACATATCGACGGCATGTCGGACTTTCACGGGTGATCTGTATTATGATACGGCCACCGGGATTCCTTACGACACCGAGATTCTAGGCGGAACGGGTTTTCCGCTGGCGCTGTACAAGATGTATTTAGAGGATGCCGCTAAATCAATCGGCGGCGTAGTTTCGGCACAAGCTGCAATCAGAACAAATGACCGGCGCAACGTGATAGGCGCTATCATCTTCACGAACGAAGAAAACCAGACGGGCCAGATTAGTCTATGACAATCCCGAGCATTCAGTTTACGGCACAAGGCATAAGCGCCCCGACACGCGAAGAAGTAACGGCTGGCCTCTGGGCGATGATGCGCCAAGCGTTCGGGCCGAATATCACCCAGGACGCCCGCACGCCTCAAGGTCAGCTTGTCACGTCGCTGACTGCCGTTATCACTGACCGGGATTCGCAGTTCATCGAACTGGCCAACAGCTTCGACCCGCGCTATTCGTTCGGCAAATTCCAGGAAGCGCTGGGGGCTATCTATTTCTTGAGCCGATCCGAGGCTACCCGCTCGGTCGTTACACTTGAGTTTACTGGTCTTGCTGGCAGCGCTGTGCCTAGCGGGACACAAGTGCAGGATGATAACGGAAACATATGGGAAACGACCGAGACGGGCGCGGTATCCGTAGCCACCGGCACCGTTACTCTGTTAGCCCGCGCTCAAGTCCCCGGACCCATTCAGGCTGCTACCGGCACGATTAACAATCTTCTGGATACCCTGCCAGGCATCGACCGCGCGGAAAACA